GCGCCGTAGGGCGGCGCCCCGGAGGGGCGGCCGGCCCGGTAGGCGCCTAGGTGGATCGTAAGTACATGGAACCGGGAGATTTCGCGATGATCGAGGCCGATCGCGGCACCTTCGACCGCGCCTTTCGGCGCGTCTGCGGTGCCTTCCGGCTGCGGGTGAAGGACGGAGAACTCGAGGAATTGAGCCGGACGTATTTCCGCATCCTCGATACGGCCCTGCTCGACGACGTGCTGGCCGCCGGGAAGACGTGCCTCGCGACCTGTCGCAAATTCCCGAAGCCGGCCGAGTGGCTGGCGGCGTTGCCGGCGGCGCCGGTCGCGGTGTCCGCGGACCTGCGCGTGATGGCGACCCCCGAACGCGAGGCGTATGCGCGCGCGGAAGCGTTGCGCTACGAGGACGCGCCGTGCGGCTGCGTGTTGTGCCAGGAGGCCGACGTCACCGATCGGCCGCTGCGGTTCGTGCCCGACGAGGTGAACGGCGTGCTCGACCGCGCGCTCGACACCGAGCGCAACCGGATCGTCATCACCGGCCACTGGGCACACGGCGACGAGCTCGCGCGCTGGTACGAGGCGCGCGACGCCTTCTTCGCCCGCGCCCCGCGCCGCGGCCCGCTGGCGCATGTGCTCGCGCTCGTCGGCGCACGCGAACCCGGATGCGACGATGACTAGCGGGGCATGGTGCGATTGTCGTTCTCGCAACGACGCGACATTCTGCGCGCTCTGCCATCGTCCGAAGCAGCCCACAGATGGAGAGAGCATCGAAGATTGGATCGTGCGTGAGGCTCGCGCCATCAGCGGACCCAGTTCGCATTTGCAGGATCCTGAAGCCGTGATTCAGTTCGGATTGCGCGTGGTCGAGCGTCTCCGTGCGGCTCACGGAGGGCGCAAGGAAAGAGTATGGCCGGAGAACGATCTGCGCCGAGCGTTCGTGCAAGGCGCGAAGTGGTGGGAGTTTGAGCGGACAGGCGCAACGATGTTCCCGTCAGACAGGCACCGAGCGGAACGAGAAGCGGAAGAAACGTATTCAGCCGCAGGAGCGGAGACACCGGCACCGCAATGAGGCTCGCCTTCACCGTCTACGGCGTCGCCCAACCCAAGGGCAACATGCGCGCGATTCACCTGACCGGGATGAAATTTCCCATCGTCACCGAGTCGAACCGCAACGTGAAGTCGTGGGCGCAACTCGTCGCCGAGGGCGCCAACCACGCGCTCGCGGACCTGCCCGCGGACCAGCGCGCGCTACTCGACGGCCCGGTGCGTCTCACGGTTGCGTTCTACCTGCCGCGGCCGAAGAAGTACCACAAGCGTGCGGCCGCGCACGTGACCGCGCCCGATTGGGACAAGCTCGCGCGCGCGATCGGCGACGCGCTCACCCAGGTCGTCTACCGCGACGACAGCCAGATCGTCGAGGCGGTCATCGGCAAGTTCTACGCGGACGTCGACGGCGTGCCGCACGTCGACATCGTGGTCGAGCGCACCGGCGGCGTGCGCCCGATCGTCGTGCCGCCGGCGCCGCGGCCGTTGTTCGAGGAGCACCCATGACGCCGTACGTGCCGCCGCAGGGCCTGGCCGACTTTGTCCACGTGCTGCAGCACTGCGCCGCGCGCGACGCGGCCCGCCTGTTGACGGTCGCGTTCCGGGACTGCGCCAACGACGCGCTCCTGCAACAGATCCGGCTATGCCTCGCCGCGCCCAAGCTGCTCGAGGCCGGCAAACGGGCGTGCGAGACCCTCGAGCCGGGGCGCGCGCTCGACGCCCTCGTCGCCGCCGTCGACCAGGCCGAACGCGGCGCGGAGTCGGTCGCATGACCCGCCGTGCCCAGCCGTCGCCCCCGTGCCCGGATCTAGTGAAGGACGAGGCGATCATTGTGCCGCGCGGCGAGCCGACCTACACCCTCGACTTCGACGACGCGACGATCGAACAGCTCGCGGCGGGGATTTGTCCGGCCGACGTGGCACGCCGCGCGTGGGAGTGTCTCGAGTGGAAACGCGAACACGCCCGCAACGACGCGCGGGCGCGGAGTCTACCCGTATGAGCGAGGCGACCCGCTACCCGCTCGCGTGGCCGCGCGGCTGGATCCGGACGAAGGCCCGCCGCGCGGCGATGTTCTCGAAGAATCCGCGCAAGACCAACGGCGCCGGAATCATGTGGCGCCAGCGCGAAGGCTTGAGCGTCGGCGACGGCCTGGCACGGCTCGCCGGCGAGCTGCGGCGTCTCGGCGCGCGCCAGGTGGTCATCTCGAGCAACCTGCGCACGAACCTCGACGGCACGATCACGAGCAAGCAGGCCAAGGTGCTCGAGGATCCCGGCGTCGCCGTGTATTTTCGCCTACACGATCAACCGCGCGTCCTCGCGTGCGACCGCTGGACGAGCGCCGCGGACAACATGGCCGCGATCGCCGCGCACATCAGCGCGATCCGCGCCCAGGACCGCTACGGCGTCGGCACGCTCGACCAGGCCTTCGCCGGCTATGCGGCGCTGCCGCCCGTCGGCGGCAGTCAAGGCGGCGACTGGCGCGCGGAGCTGGATTTCAAACCGGGCGACACACCCATCACTCTGGACGTCGTGGAAGCGCGCTACCGAGCGTTACTCAAGCAGCGACATCCCGATCAAGGCGGCACACATGACGCCGTGGTTCGACTCAATCTCGCGCGCGACGCCGCGCGCGCCTATTTCAAGGACGACCCGGCGGCAGACACGCCATGAGAACGATGAACGGATCGCGGTGGGGCAGCAATCCCTGGTACCACAACTTCGGCCCGACGCCTGCGACCCCCTGTGAAGGAGACCCCATGTACCGATTTCTGATTACCGACATGAAACCGCAGCTGCACGCCTGCACGTACACGCCCTCCGTGCGCGCGCCGGGCAAAACGATCTGCGTCAGCGAGAACGGCCTCGCGCTCGTGGTCGAGCCGGGCGGCGCCGTGCGCGACCTGCGCCCCGACGAAGAGGCCGACTCGCCGTGGTGCTGGGCGGACGTGTGCGGCGACCTGCTCGTCTATCGGCCCGACCCGCCGACGATCGTGGCGTTTCGCATGGTGACGCCGTGAACGCGGGCTCGGTCATCCTGTTGGGTGGCGCCGCGTCGCAGACCGGCAGCGGCCTCGGGCCGCAACGCCCGACGCGGCTGCGCGCGCCGCTCGGGCCGTGGCCGCAGCCGCAGGACTACAAGTCGGTGCTGCCGTTCACGCCGCCGGCCGGCCGTGACCTGCACTTCTACCGCGGGCAGTTCTGCGGGCTGCGCATTCCGCACGCGCCGACCGTGCCCGGCAGCAACGGCGCGAACCCGAGCTGCATCATGGCGTGCCTGCTCGACAACTACCCCCCCGCGATTCAAGAGCAGTTCCTCGACCTCTACACCGCCGCCGGCTACACGCACCTCCAACGCTCGCTCGGGCACGCACTCGGCTACGGCCATTCGATCGACGCCTATATCGCGCTCAGCAAAAAAGCGCGATCGGTCGGCCTGTTCTGCGATCACTGGTTCATCGCCAACGAGTTTCCCGGCTTCCAATGGAACGCGGACGCCTCGTATTGGGGCCCGATCCTCGATCCCTACATCGACCAGCTCCTCGACGCCGGCGTGGTGGACCTGGCCTGTCCCTCGTGGCAGATGGATCAGGTCATGGGCGGCGCGCCGGGCAACGCGACGATTTCGATCATCGCGCACGTCGCGAAGAAACTGCCTCCGTCGATTCCGCTCTACTCGCACTGGATGAACGAGGCGTTGGCGTGGTGGAAGAAAGTCGGCACGTACCCCGACGGCGGCGACATGGGCGAAATCTGGAGCGACGAGTACCAGACCATCGAGGTGCACGACCGGTTCTCGTGGTGGTACGCGATGCGCTACTACCTGTCGGGCGGCCACCACCAGGGCAACACGCGGATGCTCTGCAAGGAATATCAGGACCGGCTCTGCGACACGCTCGACTTCTTCGGCGACGAGGACGGCCGCGACACCGGCAAGGGCGACATGGGGCAGTCGGTGCGCAGCGGCGCGCCGCGCCCGTTCGCGCTGACCGTGTTCGAGTGCAGTGCGCAGGACCAGTTCGACGACACGTCAGGCAACCCGTACGCGATCAGCGAAGACGAGGGCGACCAGCGCGGCTACATCCTGACGTGCACGACGAGTCCGTGGGGACATATGTCCGGCTATGGCAACGGCGCGCGGCGGCCGGACGGGTCGCCGTTGTGAGCTACGTGCTGTCGCGGATCCGGTGCACTCACTGCACGCTGGAGATGAACGTGGCGTTCGGCATCGTCGGCACCCGCATCATCGCGGAGTGGCCGAAGCACTGTCCGACGTGCGGCCTGGGGCAGTTCACGAAAATCGCGGACGACTGGGAATACGACCCCGTGAACACGTCGGTGTCTGTGCTCGATCCGCGACCGCACACGTTTCGGGAGGCGCTGCAACAGATTGCGGCGATTGCCACGGAGGGCTATATCGCCACCGAGTTGGACGCCTTCGATCAAATTCGCGCCATCGCAGAAGGGGCGGTGCCTGCGATCGATCCGCCACCCGACACGAACGGCGGGCCGGTGTGACGACGGATGGCTCGCCACAGGCCGAAGACCGCGTATGCCACGCGCGCCGAGGCGCTCGACGCCTGCGAGGCCCAGATGGACGCCGGGCGCGCCCAACCCGGCTGTCACATCATGCCGTATCGCTGCGACCGCTGCGGCGCGTGGCATACGCGCCAGCAGCGGATCGTGTTCATCGAGGGGGCCGAGACCGGACAGGTTCGCAGAGGAGGGCACACCGTGGGACTGATTGAACTGCTGCTCTACGTCGTGGTCGTCGTGTTGATCGGCTGGCTGGCGATCTGGGTGCTGGGCCAGGTGGCGCCGGGCCACCCGCCGATCATCGACCGGATCATCTGGGTCGTCGTGGTGCTGATGATCGTGCTGGTGCTGGTGCGCGCCTTCGGGATCGTCGACCCGACGGTGCCGCGGTTGCGGTGAGCTGAAACACGGTCCGGCGGGCTAAGGCGCAGGCGAGGCTGGCACTGGCATGGCGTGGCGAGATTTGGTGTGTCGGGCTGAGGTAGGGCGTGGAGGTGTAGGGCTCGGTTGTGCTGGGTTCGGCAAGGTCGGGACGGGTCGGCTGGGGATTGGTTCGGCAAACGATGGGCCGCGCTCAGAACGCGGCCCCAGTATCACGCGAGGACATCACATGACACCGACAGTCAGCAGCGTAGCACGAAGCGAAGTGATCGCGATCGGCCCCGAGACTACGAACGGCGGGAAGGCCGCGATCGAATATGCGATGCCCTACATCGCGTCGGTGCGGATCGTCGGCGTCGCCGATCTGCTGTTTCATCGCTGGAACGTGGAAGGCGTCGAAACAAAGGCCCGCGCGGCGAAAGGATCGAAAGCGAAAAAGTCGGACGACCTGGAGAGCTACGTGTACCGCGACGAGACGGGCGATCTCGCGATCCCTGGCGAGTACCTGCGCCAAGCGGTGATCCACGCGGCGAAGTTTCGGCAGGACCCGCGCTCGCCGCGCAAAAGCGCGATGGACTTGTTCAAGGCGGGCGCCGTGTGTCTCACGCCGCTGGCCTCGCTGCAGGTGCGCGATTGGGACTATGAGGATCGGCGCCGCGTGATGATCCAGCGCAACGGCATCACGCGCGTGCGGCCGGCCATGCGCGCGGGCTGGTCGATCCGCGTCGAGCTGCTGGTGAATCTGCCCGAGTACATTCCGCCCGATGCGCTACAGGACGTGCTGGTGAACGCTGGTCGGCTGATTGGGCTCGCGGATTTCCGCCCGACCTATGGACGGTTTGCCGTGCAGCAGTTCGAGATTGGCGTCCCTGAGTAAGGGCGCGTCTATCGAGCCGTGGGCATGGTCGGCCGAGGCAGGGTTCGGCGGGGCCGGGACGGCTCTGGTTAGGTGAGGCGCGGTGCGGCATGGCGAGGATGGCCGAGGCCTGTCGAGGTGTGGCGAGCCGAGGCGAGGACGGGTTCGGCGGGCATTGGGTTCGGCAGGGCGCGGCCGGACGTGGCCGGGTTAGGCACGGTTGGGTCGGGCATGGCTTGGCAGGCTTCGGTGTGGCTTTCCAGCGGGGGAATCAATGACAACACATGGCCACAGAATCAGCTACCGCACTGGCTGCCGCTGCACGCCGTGTCGCGCCGCCAACGCTGCCTACTGGCGCGCGTGGCGGGCGACCGTCCAGACCGGCCGCCCGCGCCTCGGCGCGCGCGTCTCGGCCGTGGAAGCCCAGCGGCTGATTCGGCTGTTGCTCATTGAGTGGCGGGCCAGTCGGGCTGCCAAGACCCTGCTGAGTCAGGCGCTCGGGCTGCGGCACAATCTCCACCGGCTCACGCAACAGGACCGCGTGACGCTGCGGACGGAACTCCGAATCAGGCAATTCTACCGCTGGCGCATGCTGGCAGATCCCGACCGGCGGCGCGCGCCGGGCGCGTCCTAAAAATTCTTCACGGGTTAGAAAATCATGGCCGCCGATCCCCAAGCCCACGCCCCCCGCGGCCCCCTCGTCCGCCGCGACCCCATGCATCCCCTCGACCCCATGCGTTGTACCGCGCGGACGCGGGCGGGACGGCAGTGCGGGAGCAAGCCCATCCGTGGTGGCACGGTGTGTCGCATGCACGGCGGCGGCGCCCCGCAGGTCAAATTGAAGGCGATCGAGCGCCTGATGGCGCTGCAGGTACCGGCGATCAACCGCTTAGGGAAACTGATCGACCAGGAGGAGTTTCCGACCGTCGCATACGCGGCCTCCCGCGATGTGCTCGATCGCACGATGGGCAAGCCGGGCGAACATCTGGACATGACGGTGTCGGTGAACGAGGAGTTACTCGCGCGCTATGACCGGGGGCTCTTACGGCTACCCAAACCGTAGGCGGCCGGGACGTTGACGGCGAGCTGATCGACTTTTGCGTCGCGCATCGCGCCGATCCGCTGGGTTGGGTGAAAGTAGTCTTTCCTTGGGGGGAACCAGGACCCCTCGCGCCCTACGCCGAGCCCGACCGCTGGCAGTGCGCGTTCCTGGAGTGGCTGGGCGGGGAAATCACCGCGCGCGGCTTCGACGGCGTCCATCCCGTGATGCCGATCCGCGGCGCGGTGGCGAGCGGCCACGGCATCGGCAAGGGCGCGCTGACCGGCATGCTGGTCGCGTTCCTGATGTCGACGCGGCGGGACGCGAAGGGCGTCATCACGGCCAACACCAACACGCAGCTCCAGGATAAGACGTGGGCGGCGATTCAGGTCTGGGTCAAGCGCGCGCTCACGGCGCACTGGTTCACGGTCAACACGTCGATTCTGTATCGCACCGGCTATCGCGAGAGCTGGAAGGTGAGCCCGCAGACCTGCGACCCCGACAACTCCGAGGCCTTCGCCGGCCAGCACAACGTCGGCTCGACCAGCTTCTACATCAACGACGAGGACAGCAACGTCCCCAACATCATCCACGAGGTCGAGGAGGGCGGCCTGACCGACGGCGAGCCGATGCAGTTCCTCTTCGGCAACCCGACGCGGCGCCGCGGCGCGTTCTACGACATCGTGTTCGGTGGCCTGGGCACGCGCTGGCAGACCTGGGTGATCGACGCGCGCGACTGCGCGTTCCCCAACAAGCAGCTCATCGCCGAGCAGCTCGAGGACTACGGCGAGGACAGCGACCGCTTCCGCGTGCGCGTGCGCGGCCTGCCGCCCAACGCCGAGGACGCGCAGTTCATCGACATGGCGCGCGTGCGTGCGGCGCAGAAGCGCCAGGTGGCCGTGCTGCCCGACGAACCGCTGGTGGCCGGCTGCGACCTCGCCTGGGGCGGCAGTGACAGCAACGTGATCCGGTTCCGCCGCGGGCGCGATGCGCGCACGATTCCCAGCATCCGCATCCCCGGCGAGCTGACGCGCGACCCGGCGATCCTGACCAACCGGCTCGCCGACGTGCTGCGGCAGGACTACGACGGCCAGACGGTCAACATGCTGTTTCTCGACAGCGCGGGGATTGCCGGCGCGGTCGGCGCGCGGCTGCGGCAGCTCGGGCACCGCAACGTCGCCGAGGTCAACTTCGGCGCCGACTCGCCCTCGCCCAAGTGCCGCTACATGCGCGACTACATGTGGGCCGAAATGAAGGACTGGCTGCTGACCGGCGCGATCGACGCGTCCCCGCGGCTCGAGGCGGACCTCATCGGCCCCGGCGTGCGCGAGGAGCTGAAGCAGCGCATCTGGCTGGAGTCGAAAAAGGAGATGAAGGCGCGCGACGTGCCCAGTCCCGACGAGGGCGACGCGCTCGCGCTCACCTTCGCGCAGCCGGTGGCGGCGCCGCGGCCGGTGGTCGCGCCGTTGCCGCTGCCACGGGGCGCGGGGAGCTGGATGGGGGCATGAAGGCGCTGGCCTGCGACACCTGTGGGCGTGCCGGGGACGACGACGCGCGCATGGGCGACAGCTGCGGGTACCCGATCTCGCGACCGTTTCGCGTGAAGTCCGAGGCGGACATGGCGCGCGATCTCGCGCGCTACCTGCGCGGCGAGCCGGCCGAGGACTTCCCCAGCGACCGCTGTCTCGGCACGCTGCGCGCGCGGCCGGAGGGTCGCTAGATTTGCCCGCCGCCCGCGCGCCGTCGCATCCTGAAGCCTCCGATGGCAAGCCCGGCCGGCCTGAACCCGCGTGAGCTGCACCGCCGGCAGTTCCAGAGCGTGGCGGCGTCCGCGCTCGACCGGCACGCGCTGGCGATCGGCGCGACGCGCGAAGTGCTCGCGGACCTCGCCGTGCGGCTCGACGTGCTCGAAGCGCTGCAGCGGCGCGACGTCTGGGGTCGGCTGCGCTGGCTGGTGACCGGCCGATGAGCGCGCGATGAGTGCGACGGTGGCGGATCTGCTCGCGCAGGCGCGCGCCGCGCACGCGCGCTACCGCGCCGCGCTGCCGCGCCGCGCCGAGGGCGACCCGACCGGCCCGATCCTGCCCGGCGACTCCGCCGCCGCGCGCACCGCCCTGCAGGACGCGCTCGACGCGCGCACCGCCGCGATCGCGCAGGACACCGAGCAGAACGACCCCGCGTGGCAGGCCGAAGCGGCCTCAGTGTATGACCACCACGCGCTCGTGGCGTTCTACCGCAACCAGCTCGCGCGGGTGGCCTGATGGCGGAGTACGCCCGCCCCGACGCGGCCGACGACGCGACCGGCGCGCGCGATCACCCCGACGTCGTGCAGGAGGCGCTCGACCGCTTCGCCGTCTGCGTCGCGGCCGAGGAGAAACAGCGCGAACGCGAGGTGCAGGCGCTCGAGTTTCAAGTCCCGGAGAAGCAATGGCCGGCGGAGGTCAAGCTCACGCGAGGCGCGCAGACCGTCCGCACGCAAAAGGGCGAGGTCACGATCGCCGCGCGGCCGATGCTCGCGATCCCCAAGCTCGATCAACCGATTCAGCTGGTGCTCAACCAGGAGCGCGCCGCGCATCTGGGCATCCAGGTGCATCCGCTCAACGACGCCGCGACCGACGCGACCGCCACCATCCTGCAGGGCCTCTATCGCGCGATTGAGGTCGACTCGCGCGCATCGCTGGCGCGCTCGTGGGCCTTCGAACGCCTGGTGAAGGCGGGGCGCGGCGTCTACCGCATCCTCAAGGAATACGACGAGACCTCGGACCATCCCTCCGATCAGAAAATCGTCATCAAGCGGATCTACGAGCAGGGCGCGGTCTATTTCGACCCGGCCGCCTGCGAGCCTGATAGCAGCGACGCCGAGTATGCGTTCGTGGTTGAGGACGTCCCGCTGGCCCGCTACAAGCGCCGCTACAAGGACTCCGCGCTGTGCAGCTACACCGACGAGGACTTCGTGGCGCTGGGCAACGAGCGCAAGGGCTGGATCACGGGCGAGAAGGACGCGATCGCGATCCGCGTGTGCGAGTACTTCTATCTGGAGTATCAGACCGAGACGGTCACGTGGGAGGGCGGCGGCCGCGAGAAGCCGACGCGCATCGTCCACTGGTGCACGGTCAACGCGGTCGAGGAGCTGGCGCGCGAAGTCTGGGACGGCCAGTACATTCCGCTGGTGCGCCTCGCGCGCGAGCTGGTCCCCTTCGACGGCGACAAGCGCTGCGTGGGGATGATCGAACCCAATAAGGACGCGCAGCGCCTGTTCAACTACGCCGCGAGCGCGTCGGTCGAGATGGCCGCGCTCGAGACCAAGGCCAGCCACGCGGTCGACCCGCGCCAGATCGAAGGCTACGAGGCGTGGTGGGACCAGAAGAACGTCCGCAACTTCGCCTACCTGCCGTTCCGCCGCATGGTCGACGGCCAGGACCTCGGGCCGCCCGTGCCGATTCAGGCCGACATGAGCAAGATGCAGATCAACGCGCTGCTCTTGTCGCAGGCGGGTGACTTCATCCAGGCCGGCACGGCGATGTTCGACCCGAGCCTGGGGGACACCTCCCCGAATGCGCGCACCAAGGGCGGCACGCTCGCGCTCCAGAGCCAGTCGGACCAGGCGACCAGCCACTGGGTGCAGATCCTGGCCGACATCGGCATGACGCACGAGGCGCGGATCGTGCTCGACCTGATCCCGCACGTGTATGACCGGCCGGGCCGCGTCGCGCGCATCCTCGACACCGAGGACAACACGAAACAGGTGATGCTCAACGCGCCGTTCGTGCGGCAGGGGACACGGCCGGTCCCGGCGCCGCTGGGCGCGTTGGGACCGCGCCCGCTCGGGCCGCCGGGACTGCCGCCCGGCCCGCCGCCGCTGGGCGCCCCGCCGAGTCTCCCGCCAGGGATGGCGCCCGCGCCGGGGTCGCTCCCGCTGGCGCGGCCGGGAATGCCCCCGCTACGCCCCCAGGGCGCGCCTGGCGCGCCCGCAGGACCCGGTGAGGTCGAGCACTACGACCTCAAGAAAGGCCGCTACGGCGTCACCGTGTCGGTCGGCAAGGCCTACCAGTCGCTGAAGCAGGAGGGCCAGGACGCCCTCGCGTCGCTCTTCCAGGCGCAGCCGCAGCTGTTCAGCGTGCTCGGCGACATCTACCTGAAGTTCGCGGACTTCCCGGGGCACAACGTGGCCGCCGAGCGCGTCAAGAAGATGCTCCCGCCGGCGCTCCAGGACCAGGACGCGCAGGGGCAGGCGCAGACGCAGCAGCAGCTGGCGCAGGCGCAGGCCCAGATCCAGCAGTTGACGCAGGCGCTGCAGGCGCTCGAGCCCGAGAAGATGGCCGCGCAGGTCCAAATCGCGACGACCCAGGCGAAGGTGCAGGCCGACACGCAGCAGGCCGCGCTGAAATCGCAGGCCGATGTCGAGATTGCGCGCATGAACAACGCGACCAAGGTGCTCGTGGCGCGCATCACGGCGGCGAAGGAAGCGTCGAACGCGGGCAAAGAAGATTTCGAGGAACGCCTCGCGCTCGCCGCGGACCTGGCGCACGACGCCGAGCAGCAGCATCTCGACCGGCGCCACGAGGTGGCGATGGCCGCGCACACCGCCGCGCTCCAGCCGCCGCCCGCCGCGCCCGGGCCCGGCGAGCCGGGGGGCGAGGAACCGCCGCCGGCCGCGTGACCAGATTTGCGAGCGGCGCGGGACGTTGCGCAGACTGAGCAGCAATCCATGCCCGCGAAGTCGAAGGCGCAAGCGAACCGGTTAACCTCGAAGGTGAAGTTGTGCGAAGCGCTTGGCGTATTGGAAGTGAAGCCACGAGTGGTACTTCGAAGAACAGATCAACAAGTTGCTGTTTCTGTTGTCCGTGCGATCGAAGTTGATGTGATGCACGTGTTCACCGCGTTTCATCGGGCGCCCAAGCACGCACTCAGCTTTTTGAATGTGAATCGCTTTCGGGCGTGTCTTTCCGCGCGAGGCGGGGAGGCGCTCGGCTCCATATCGATAGCCGCCTACGCCGCTGCGCTCATGGGTGAGACGTTTCGCGATATCGCAGCAGCGCTTACATCGTTGCGACGTCGCGAGCTTCAGTACGCCGCAATCAGGGCAGACGTTCAGCGGTTGGCGGAACTTGTTGCGCGGAAGATGTTGCCATTCTGGCTTCGCGTTCCAGCCGGGTTGTCCTTTTTGAAACCGGGTCTGCGCTCCAGCGCGCTGCAAGTGTTCGCGCCGTTCGGGGCTCAGCGGAGCGCGCGCACACTGGCGGCATTTCTTCGCAAGCGGCGCCTTTGGGCGACCGCATTCACATTCACCATAGGGTCGAGGCATGAGGGAATTATACCCCATGCGCAGTTGCATGCCTAGCCGTTCACGTGCTCAAGCTAACCTGATGGCCGCCGCCGAGCACGGCGCGACGTTTCCGCTCGCGCAGAGCATCCGGTCGCAGATGACGCAGGCGCAGCTGCACGACTTCGCCGCGACGCCGCGCAAAGCGCTCCCCGCGCACGTCAAGACGGCGGGCCATCCCGCGCGCAACCTCGGCCACCATCTCCATCCCAGGCGCGGCCGGTGATGGACACGCAGACGACCGAGCCGACCGTCGACCCCGCGCAGACCGCCGCGGCCGCGTTCGATGCCGCCGTCACCAGCGAGTCGACCGCGCCCGACCCGGAGCCGGAGCCAGAGTCGAAGCCAGCCGAGCGCGGCCCGAACGGGCAGTACACCAAGACCGCTGCGCCCGACGTCGAGACGACCGCGAAGCCCGACAAGAAGCCGCGCCACGATCCGCAGGCGCGCGTCACTGAGGCCATTGCGAAGCAACGCGAGGCGGAACGCCGCGCCGAGCAGGCCGAGCAGCGCGCGCAGGCCCACGCGCAGGAACTGGAACGGCTGCGCCAACCCGCCGCGCGCATCGACCCCGCGCCCGCCGCCGCGCCCGCCGCCGCGCCCGCCGCCGCGCCCGCCGCCGAGAAATTCCCGCGCTTCGATCAGTGGAGCGCGACGCATCCCGAGGCGACGCACGACGACTACCTCGACGCGCGCGACGAGTGGCGCGATGCCCGCCGCGACACCGTGCAGCGCGAGCGCGCCGAGACGGCGCAGCGGACGCAGGCGTTCGAAACGCGCGCCGCGACCTTCGGCGAGCGCTACGCCGAGGCCGTGCAGGCCGACGCGACGCTCGCGCAGCGCATCAATCCGCACCTCCTGACCGCCAAGCCGCTTTCCACGCTGACGCGCGAGGACAAGGCGATCATCGCGGCGCTGCCCAAGCCGCAACAAGACCAGTTTGCGTTCCTGTGTTTTCTCGCCGACCAGTGGATTGATTCCGATCACGCGGTCGCGTTGCTCGAGTATGTGAGCGACCCGCACGCCTTTCAGCGCCTCGCCACGCTGCCCCCGGATCAGGTGATCCGGACCTTGGCGAGAGTCGAAGCCGGTTTCGCGGCGGCCCCGGGATCCAGCGGCCCCGTAGCGAAGCCCTCAGCTAGTCAGGCGCATCCCCCGATCAAGCCGCTCGGGAGCGCGCCCCGTGCGCCCGACGCCGACGATGGGTCCGACGACGAACCGTTCGAGAGTTTTCTCCGACGGGAAAACGCGAAGGACCGCAAAGCCGGCCGTCTGGGCTAGAGGACACCGCTGATGAATACCCTTGCGACGCCCACGTGGGTGACCAAGGAAACGTCCCGGGAGTTTTTCAACGACCTGACGTTTCTCGCCAACGTGAACCGCACGTATGACGACCAGTACATCCAGAACGGCGCGAAAGTCGGCAACACCGTCAACGCGCGCCTGCCGCAGCGCTTCCAGGCCACCGACGGCCAGGCGCTGCAGCTGCAGAACATCTTCGATCAGACAGTGCCCATCACGCTCACCAACCAGAAGAACGTCGCGTTCGGCTGGTCGAGCGCGCAGGCGACGACCGAGATCGACGAGGTCCGCAGCCGCTATACCAAACCGGGCGGCGAAGCGCTCGCCAACGTCGCCGAGGTGCTCGCGTTCAACGCGGTCTATCGCGACGTGTTCAACGCGGTCGGCGTGCCGGGCACGACCCCCAGCGCGACGCTCACCTATCTGCAGGCCGGCACGAAGCTGACCGACCAGGCGACGCCGCTGCGCGGCCGCGTCGCGGTGCTCGACCCGCTCGCCATGCAGACGATCGCCAACGCCTCGAGCACGCTCTTCAACCCCTCGGCCGTGATCGGCGAGAACTACAAGAACGGGATGTTCGGGCGCCGGCAGCTTGGCATCGACGAGTGGTATCAGGACCCGGTGCGCCCGACGCACACGACGGGCTCCTTCACCGCGTCGACGCCGATCGTGAGCGGCGCGGGGCAGACCGGCTCGGCGATCAGCACGACCGGCTGGGCGTCCAGCGCGACGACGCTGAAGAAGGGCGACATCATCACGATCGCCGGCGTCAACACCGTCAACCCGCTGTCCTACTCGTCGGTGGGCCGGCTGCAGCAGTTCGTCATCACCGCGGACACGAGCGACGTGACCGGCGCCATCGCCGCGCTGCCCATCTCGCCCTCGATCATCACGAGCGGGCAGCTGCAAACGGTGGACGCCTCGCCCGCGGCCAACGCCGCGATCACGGTCTGGTCGGCGAACCCGGTTGCGGGCACGCTCGCCGCGACCGCCTCGCCGCAATCGTTCGTCTACCACCCGGACGCGTTCGCGTTCGTGATGGCCGATCTCATCAAGCCGGGCGCGGGCGCGGACGCGACCGTCGTGCGATCGAAGGCGCTGGGCTTCTCGATTCGGCTGGTCGAGCAGTACCAGATTGGCACCGACCAGAACCCGTCGCGCCTCGATATTCTCATCGGCGCGGCCACCGTCCAGGCGCGGCTCGCGTGCCGCGTGGTCGGGTAAGGGAGGCTTAGCATGGCACTCACCACCACCACCCTCGCCTCGCCCGTCGGCCTCAATGACGTCAGCCTCGTCGTCGCCGCGGCGACCGGCTTCGCGCCCGGCATGATCGTCCGCATCGACGGCGAATGGTGTCAGGTCGCCAAGAGCTACGCGAGCGGGACCACGATCCCAGTCTCGCGCGGCTACGACGGCACCGCCACCGCCGCGCACAAGAGCGGCGCCAACGTCACCGTGGAGCTCGCGTCCGACGTCCAGCCGGCGCCGCCGTCCAGCGTCACCACCGCGCCGCTGGCGCTGGTGCCGCCGATCTACTCCTACTCGGCCAGCGGCGCCATCCCGCCGGTGCAGGGGATTCACATCCTCAACGGCACCAGTGTGCTCACGATGACGCTGACCAGTCCGACGAAGGACCAGGACGGGCAGATCCTCGTCCTCATCGCCAACGGCAAAGCCGCGCATACGGTCACGTATACGACCGCGGTGGGCTGGGGCGGCGGCGCCGGCGCGTCCGACGTGGCGACCTTCACGGCGTCCTATCAGGTCGGCTGCATCAGCATGGCGATGAACGGCGTCTGGGTGCTGATTGGGAACGGGCTGTTCTCGGCCGGCACGCAGGTCGGCGGCGCGTCCATCGCGTAATCCGGCGACCCGGCGGCGCCGTGTCTGGGAGACAGGCGCCGTCGGGTCGCGCTCTAAAGGACCCTTCCATGAACGACACCGGGCTCGCCCCGCATCCGCTCGACGACGACGCCCCCGGCGGGCTCGTCATCAATCCGCATTCCGCGCTCGGCAAGGAGCTGCGCAAGTGGGAGCAGTTCCGCACCGAGCTGGTGCCGCGCGGCACCAGCCCGGGCAACCCCTACGTCTACCGCCCGTATCCGAAGATGCTCTACAAGGCGCAGCGGCAGGCAAACCAGCAGGCCGCGTGCCTCGCGCCGGTGCCCGATCCCTACGCGCACGCGACGGCTGAGGAGTATCAGCGCGCGTGCCTCGCGGTCGAGTCGTTCAACCGCAGCTGCACCCGCACGGTCGACGATGAGAGCGCCGAGCGGCTCGCGCGCGGGCAGGGCTGGGCGGAGTCGCCGGTCGAGGCGATGGACCTCTACGAACGCGCCCAACAGGCGATCGGCGACGCGGCGGCCGAGGCCGCGTTCCAGGCGCGCGGCATGACCGCCACGGCGCGGGGCGAGTACCAGGCGGCGGGCGAGGGGACGCACCAGCATGTCACCGACGTTAAAGGCACCAAAAAAGGCGCGAAAGCGGTCACCGCGACCGAGGAGGCCTAGCGTGACGACGTCCAAGGCGACGCCCCCGACGGCGCACGACGACGCGCGCGACCGGCCGCCCCGCGAGGGGCTGGCCACGCCGCGCAACGTCGAGCCGGTCTATCCGCGCTGGGCGTGGCAGTTGGGCGGGCTGTCGCAGGTCGTGAACTCCGAGGCCGAAGCCCTCGCGCTGGGCGACGGGTGGAGCTGGGCCGCCGACCCCCCGCCCCCGGTGCTGACCGCGCTCGAGCCGTCCAGCGCCGCCCTCGGCGCGCCCTCCTTCACGCTGCATGTGCGCGGGACGGACTTCATCGAGGGCGCCGTGATCGTGTTCGCGGGCCACGACGAGCCGACCACGTGGGTCTCGCCAACCGAGGTGACGACCGGCGTCGATATGGCCGTCTGGACCGGCCCCGATCCGGCCGTGCCGGTCCTGGTGCGGCGGGTCGACGGCACGCTGAGCAATACGCTGACGTTCGCGTTCACGGCGGCGGCGGCGCGCGCGCGCGGCGCGGCCCCACGGCGGCCGGACGAGAGCTGAGCCATGTCGAACGACTATTACAACCGCGCCGTCGCCATCACGCCCTCGGATACCGTCAACATCGCGGGCGGCCCGCCGGGCATGCTCCTCGATGCGCTCTATGCCGGCGGCGCCGGCACGGTGACGGTGGTCTTCGAGGACAACAGCGTCTGCACGTTCACGGTCGTCGCGGGGGAAATTCTGCCGCTGCGCATCAAACGGGTGAACGCGACGAACACGGCGGCGACGCTGCTGGTCGCGCTCTGGGCGACGCCATGAACCGGGCCAAGGGCGGGAAGGCGGCCGGCGGCGGCAAGGGGCTCGGCAAGGGCGTCGGGAAATAATGGCGCTCACTCCACATCTCAGCACCGCCGCCGCGCACGCGGCCACCAACGCCGCCTGTGCGTTGTGTAACGGCGGTTTTTTCGACAGCTACGCCGGCACGCCGCCGGCCGCGGCCGACACCGCCGTGGGCAGCCAGGTCTAGCAAATGGGCCTCCTCCAAGCCAGCGACTTCCTAGAAAACCTGATCATCGACCACCTGTTTCGGTCGCGGACCTGGGCGAAGCCGACCGCGATCTATGTCGCGCTGTTCACGGCCGCGCCGAGTGATAGTGGCGGCGGCACCGAAGTCAGCGGCGGCAGTTACGCCCGCGTGGCGCTGGCGCCGCTGGACACGAACTGGACGGCGACGCAGGGCGGCACCACCGGCAATTCGTCCGGCACCAGCGGGCAGACGGCCAATGCGGTCGCGATCACCTTTCCCGCGCCGACGGCGAATTGGGGCACGGTCACGCACTACGGCCTCTTCGATGCGGCCAGTAGCGGCAACCTCTGGATCTGGGACGCCCTGACCGCCGCACAGGCGATCACCAGCGGCGGCGCGACCGCCGCCTTCGCGGCGGGCGCGTTGCAGATCACGGTGGGCTGACATGGCCCTCGCCCGCGTCCAGGCCACCGGCCGCGTCAGCGCGGCGGCCACGACGTCGGTCTCGCTGACCTTCGCGACGCCGCCCACGGTCGGCAACGCCATCATCGTGCTGGCCGCGCGCTATCAACCGGCCGGGGCGACGATCAGCTGCGCCGATAACCGGGGCAATCCCTACACCCTGGCGGTCACGGTCGGCCCGAACCCGATGGGGGCCGCGATTTTCTCCTGCGCCGCCCTCACCGCGTCGGCCGCGCCCTTTACCGTGACGCTGACCTTCTCGGGCGGCTCGACGGGGTACTGGGAGACGGCGGCGCTGGAAGTCAGCGGCGTCGGCACGGGCCTGACCGTGGACCAAAGCGTCAGTCAAAGCGCGACGTCCGCCACGCCGTCCACGGGCACGACCCCCGCCCTCACGGTGAACGAGGTGCTCCTCGCCGCGGTGCACGCGATCGGCGCCAACCAAGCCTCGTTGGTGGTGCAGACGGTCAGTCCGGCCTGGACCGAGGAGTTCGAGAACCTCAATTACAGCGCCACGGTCGCGGGTGAAGGTGATACGCGCATCGTCACGGGGGCGACCGGCACGACGCAGACGTGTAGCTGGACGGCGGCGACGGCGGCGACATGGGGCGCGGCGCTCGCCGCGTTCAAGGCCGGCGTCCCGGCCACGGTCCCCCTTACGGCCTCGTCCGCGCTGAGCGTCGCCACGACGGCCACGCTGATGCTGCTCCCGTTCCCGGTCGCCGCGTCGTCGACGGTGAGCCTCGGCACGACGGCCACGTTGACACTACTACCGTTCCCCCTCGCGGCGGCCTCCGGGGTGAGTCTCGGCACGACGGCCACGCTGCTGCTGCCGCCCGTCCCGGTCGCGGCATCGTCCGGGGTGCGTGTCGGCACGCTGGCGACGCTGGGCGTGGTCTTTCAGCCCAGTTGGGCCGTGCGGGCCAATGCGGCCGTGGGCTGGACGATTCAACCGGAATGAGCACCTGACATGATTCGTGGGCAAACCAATCAAGTCGCCGCTGGGCAAGTCATCAGCCTCAATGGGACGCCGTTTCCCGGTCCCGTCACCGTCTATGTGACGGTGGACGGCGGCACCCAGGCGATCGGGACGGTTGGCGGCGGGCTCTGCGCGGCCGAAGGCAACGGCCTGTTCACCTATCGGCCGTCCGCCGCGGAAACGGATGGCGCCTCGGTCTCCTTCACCTTCACGGGGGCCGGCGCGGTGCCGGCCACCACCACGTACGACACGCTGACCCCCGCCCAGTATCGGGCGCTGCAGGCGGCGCCCCCGGCCCCGCCCGGCACGCGGACCTATCGCGACCTGATTCAGGCCGCGCTGCAGGACCTGCAGATCGTGGGCGCGGGCGACACGCTGAGCGCCGACGACGCGCAGCTCGGGGTCGAGCGGCTCAACGACTGGATCGACGCGCTCGCGCTCGAGGGCCTGACGATGCCGGCCGTGCTCCAGGGGTCCTGGCCGCTCGTGCCGGGCCTGACGAGCTACGAAATCGGCGACGGCCTCACCGGCCCGGGGCAGATCGATCGGCCGAAGCCCGTGAGCCCGCAGGCGATCCTGAATATCGGCTACTTCGACATGACGGTCACGCCGCAGAGCTTGATCTTCTTTGGCGGCGTGCTGACCAATCAGACCCTCAGCGTGATGCCGCAGCTGACGGTGACGGGGCCGGCCCCGACCAGTTTCTACTACACGCCGACCACGGGCCCGACCGGCCGGCTGTTTCCGTTCCCGGTGCCGATGCTGCCCACGCTGTGGGGCGTGATCTATCTCAACGACCTCCTGCGCGAGGTGCGCCTGACCGATCCCGTGCAGCTGCCGGCCGGCTACCGGCGGTTCTTCCGGTCGAACCTGACGGTCGAGCTCGCCGCGGCGTTCGAGAAACCCGTACCGGTGGCGATTGCGCGGATCGCGGCCGAGTCGATGGCGCGCGTCAAGACCGCGAACCTGCGCATGAGCGATCTCGGGTTCGACCCCGTGATCCCCGGCGTCCACGCTCGCGGCTACGACATCCGGACGGACGGGTAGATGCCGACCTGCCCCGGCTTCATCGGCGGCTCGGCGCCCTCGGAGAGCGTCATCGCGACCAGCGAACGCACCGTGAACTTCTACGTCGAGCACGTCGGCACCCAGGGCCCGCAGCACACGACCGCGCTGTACCCGACGCCCGGGCAGCAGCCGTGGATCACGGCGGCCTCCTCGGGCGGGATCGTGGTCGACGTCAACGCGAGCGCGGGCCTCGTCGCCGCCGAGCGCGCCTTCGTCGTAATCGGCGCGGGGCTCTACGAGATCTTCGCCGACGCGACGATCGTGCGGCGCGGATCGGTGACGCCCGGCCTCGCGCCCGCGCAGCTCAGCTTCAACGGCCTGACCGGCGGCCACCTGCTGGTCGCCAGCGGCGGGAACGCCGACTGCTACGTCCTGAGCACGAACACGCTGACGCGCGTCCTGACCAATGAAGCGACCGCGATCGGCATGCTCGACGGCTACTTCCTCGCGCTCAATGCGACCACCGGCAAGCTGCGCCTCTCGAACCTGCTCGATGGGCTGACCTGGGACCCGACGCAGTGGGCGACGCGCAGTGCACAGCCCGACCGCTGGATCGGCCTGCAGGTCAACGCGCCCGACGTGTGGCTCCTGGGGCAGCACACCGGCGATGTGTGGTTCGACGCGGGCACCGCGCCGTTTCCGCTCGCCCAGCGCCAGGGCCTGACCGTGCAGTACGGCGTCGTCGCGCCCGCCTCGCTCCAGGCGATTGCCGGGCAGGTGTTCTGGCTGACGTCGACGCGCGAGGGCGCGGGCCTGGTCGTGCGCAGCAACGGCTACGACCCGCAGCCGGTGAGTACGCCCGAGGTCGCCAGCGCGATTGCCGGCTATGCGCGCACGGCGAGCCTGCGCGACGCCGAAGCGCTCGTCTACCGGATGGCGGGGCATACCTTCTACGTGCTCCGGTTCCCGAGCGCGAACGCGACGTGGCAGTACGACCTGACGACCGGCCTCTGGACCGAGCTCGGGTCGTGGAACCCGGCGCGCGGCGCCTATGACGTCTGGCGGCCGCGCATGCACGTGTACGCCTTCGAACAGCACCTGGTCGGCGAGGCGCAGACCGGGACGCTGTCGCGGCTCGACGTGACCTACGCGACCGAGTCGACCGGCGACCCGATTCGCCGGCTGCGGCGCGGGCCGGTGTTGATTCAGGACCTGCAGCGGTTGCCGCTGCGCCGGTTCGAGCTCGTGCTCGAGGCCGGGCGCGGCGCCGTCGTGGACCCGGGCCAGCATCCCGTCGTGCTGGCGCACTTCTCGGCTGATGGCGGCCAGACGTGGGGCGCGTGGCGCCAGGCGGGCGCCGGCGCGATGGGCCAGTACCGCACGCGCGCGGTGTTCACGCGGCTGGGGTCGCCGCGCCTGTTCGTGGCCGAGATCGTCGTGAGCGACCCGGTGCCGTGGCGCGTGATCGACGCGCTGATCAACAACGATGCGACGGTGGGCGCCAGTGCCGCATGAGTGTCTCCCTCGATCCCCTGCCGCAGGCCGACCGCGTGGTCGATGCGCGCGGCCAGCTGACGGACCGGTGGTATCGCTGGCTCGAGGCGCTGCGGGCGCGGGTGCTGAGCGGCGGCGGCACGGGCCCGCCGGGGCCGCCAGGGCCGACGGGACCGGCGGGGCCGACCGGACCGACGGGACCCGCGGGGCCGGCCGGTGTGCCCAGCTACGAGGAAGGTACGTTCGTGCCCGTGCTGGGCGGGACGGGCGGCGAGTCCGGGCAGGCCTACGCGCCCGGCTTCCAGAACGGCAACTACGTGAAAATCGGGTCGCTGGTCCACGCCGGGCTGTACCTGCAGTTCACGAACAACGGGACGATTACCGGCGATCTGGTGGTGAAGGGGCTCCCGTATGCGGGCGGCGGCGGGAGTGCGACGCACGCCGCGACGCTGGGCTATCTCACCAACCTCGGCAGCCCGGGCACGGTCAATCCGCGCCGCAGCGTGCACGGGTATCTCCTGGGCGGGAGCCCGTGGGTCGCGCTCTTTTCCGGCGACGACCTCAACGCGGTCAACATGATCCCCATGACGGGCGCGGACACCAATATTCACACGCAACTCCTACTGTCGATCTCGTACCGCACCAATTACTGAGGACGCCGGCATGAAACGCCTCGCGACGCTGGCCGACGTGGACGCCGTGGCGGCGATGGGCGAGCGCTTTCGCGCGACCACCGGCTACCGTGACACACTGGCCGCCAATCCGGCGCAGCTGGCCGCGCTCGCCACGCGGCTCATCGACGCGCCCGACGGCGACGTGATCGTGGCCGACGTCGACGGCGCGCTCGTCGGGATGCTCGCGCTGCTCGTGTATGCGCATCACATGAGCGGCGAGCGCATCGCGGGCGAGCTCGCCTGGTGGGTCGACCCGGCGCACCGGGGCATCGGCGTGCGGCTGCTGCGCGCGGCCGAGGCCTGGGCGCAGGCGCGGGGCGCCGTGGCGCTGCAGCTCATCGCGCCGACGCCCGCGGTCGAACGGCTCGTCGAGCGGCTCGGGTATACGCCCGTCGAGCGCACCTATCAACGGAGGTTCGCATGAGTCCCGCCCTCTCGGTCCCCGCCTCGCACCGTGGCGCAGGGTGTGTGCGCGTCCATGACGGCGTGCTGGCCGACTTCCACGCCTACGCCCACGCCGCGCGCGGGCGGCCGTTCGAGAGCGTGACGCGGGGGGCGACGACCTTCCACGGCATCGCGCCGTGCGAGGACTCGACGCTGCCGGACTGGATCCGCGCGCACTATCCGCGCGCCGTGCCGACGCTGAGCTTCTATCGGCAGAGTCCCGCCGGCCAGGTCGAGCCGAACTTCATTCACACCGATCGCGACATGGGCGACTGGACCGCGATTTTCTACCTCACGGTTGACCCGCCGCCCGAGGACGGGACGACGTTCTGGCGCGACCGCGACACGGGCGCCACCGCGAGTACCGCGACGACCGAGGCAGACGCCGCGGCCGAGTGGCCGACGTGGCGGGACGCCGATCGCTGGGAGCCGTGGCACACGGTCGACGCGGCGCCGAACCGGCTGCTGCTGTTTCCGGCGCCGCTCTTTCACTCGCGCGCGATCGTCGACAACTACGGCACCGCCGGGCGCGATGCGCGGCTGGTGCAGGTCGTGTTCGGGACCGGCCCGCTCGACGAGGAGGATCACTGATGGCGATTGCAACAGGGACGGCGATTGCGCTCGCCGCGGCGGCCTCGGCGGGCGGGAGCATCGCGGCGTCCAAGATCTCGAGCGGTGCGGCGAAGGACGCGGCCGGGCAGCAAACCTCGGCCGCCAACTACGCCGCTGACCAAGAAGCGAAGGCCAACGCGGCCAAGCTCGAGTTCGAGAAACAACAGGCGGCCGACGATGCCGCCCGGTACGAGGCGACGCAGCGCGCCAACTACGCGCAGTACCTCACCAAGTACAACGCGGCGAAGGGGCTCGGCGCGCAGTTGGGCGTGAGCCTGCCCGACGCCCCGAGCTACGACACGGCGCTCGGGACGAGTGCGGCCCCGGGCAGTGGCGCGCCGCCCGCAGCGGGCCCCGCCCCCGCCTTCGCTCCCGCACCGACGGGCAGCGTGCTGCCGAGCGCGATCAGCGCGTATGTGCCCGGCGCGGGCGCGCCGACCGCGCCGACGGCGCCCGCGCTCGCGGGGCCGACGGGCTTCCGGCTCGACCCAGGCGACCCACTCGCGCCGGCCGCGAGCGCGGCGCCCACGGTGACGCTGCGCACGGCGGACGGCCGGGTCCTGCGCGGGGTCCCGCGCGCCCAGGTGCCCGCCGCGCTGTCGAGCGGCGCGCAGGTGATCGGCTGATGCCTGGCCAGCTGTTGCCGGGGTGGAACGACCCGAACCCGACCATCCAGGCGGGCGACCTCATCACGCAGTACTACCAGAAATATCTGGGCCGCACGCCGTCGCAGGAGGAGATCGACTCGCACCTGGGGAATCCCGGCGGCTATCAAGCTGTCGAACGGTTGATCAAGACCAGCCCGGAAGCGCAGGCCTATGCCGCGCAACAGAAAGCGGCGCCCCCGCCGCCCGCGGCCGGCAGCGGCAGCACGAGCACGGCGGGCGGCACCGACGTGCGCGCGTTCATTGCGCAGCTGGCGCAGATGCCGGGCGCCGACCCGAGCCTGGCGAAGGACCCCGACTACTGGGTCAATGCGATCAACTCGCGCGGCGGCCTCACCGACGCGAATCGCCAGTACTGGCAGGACGCGGCCGTCGGGCCGACGGCGTTTTTCAACAACCCCAACCGCGAGCAGGGCGGCAGCGCGGGAAGCGGGACGACCGGCGCGGCGCCGACCTTCACGCCGCCGGCCTACACGAAGCCGCCCGCGTTCAGCTATGCCGACTTCGTCGCGCCCGACCCGTCGCAGGTCGCCAGCGACCCCTGGACGCAGTACACGCTCAAGACGCAACAGGACGCGGTGCAGAAGTCCGCGGCCGCGCGCGGCATGCTCACGACCGGCGGCACGATCAACGACCTGATGCTGAACGCGGCCGACATCGCGAACCAGGGCTATCAGGGGATCTACAACCGCGCCCAGCAGACCTACGCGGCCGACCGCGGCAACGCGCTCGACGCCTACAACCTGAACTACGGGACGCAGTACACCGACCCCTACCACTACCAGTACCAGGGCGCGCAGGACGCCTACAACGCCGCCGCGCACAACTACGACCAGGCGCGGTCCTACGACTGGGCGGGCACGCTCTTCGGCGAACAGCAGCAGCAGGACCAGTGGGCGAATAAGTTCAAGCTCTTGGGGCTGGTCTGATGCCGTTCACCTTCACGCCCTACACCTCGCCGCTCACCGGGTCGATTGCGCAGACTCTCCAGCAACAAGGCGCCATCGAGGCGCAGCGCGCGTACGCGACCGGGAACGCGGCGGCGCAGGCGGCGGTCCAGAGCGGCAACGCGTGGGCGGGCGCGATTCAGGGTATCGGCCAGACGATCGGCGCGCTGCCGGGACAGATCCAAGCCCTGAAGGGATCCGAGCAACAACAAGCGATCCGCGATCAGCAGCTGCAGGAGGGCACGCTGAAACTCGCCGACGCGCGGCGCACCGAGCAGACCGCGCAGCTCGTGGATCAGTACAAGGCGCGCGTCGCCGAGCTCGCCAATAATCCGGCCTTCCACAACGAGGACGGCACCCTGAATGCCGAGGGCCTCGCGGGGCAGCTGTCGACGCTGCCCGGGGGCGCCGCAGGCCCGACGCGGCCCGTGGACCGCGAGGCGCTCAACAAGGTGCTCAGCCCGATCAACGCGGACATCACGGCCGCGCGCGACGCCAAACTCAAGTGGGACGAGACCAAGACCAACGCGCTCGCGCGGATCGCCGGGTCCGCCTACACGCTCGGATCGAAAGACGGCAACTACGCCCCGTATGCCCAACTCGGCCTCGCGACCGCGCTCAAGAGCGGGCTGATTACGCAGGACGATGCGAATGCGGTGCTGGTGCCGATGGTCGAGCATCCCGAGACGGTGCCGGCCCTGCTCCAATCGATCGCGGCGCGGTCCACGGTGGCCCCGATCAAACTGACGGAGGGCGAGAAGCTCGTTAGCCCGGTCCTGCCCGGCCATGTGCTGGCCGAGAATCCGAAGCCGATGACCCCGGAGCAGGTTGCCCTGGATGCGGCCACCCTCGGCACGCCGACCGAGACGCCCACGGCGGCCAACTCGGCGCGCGCGGTCGGCATCACGCAAGGCCCCGCGATGGCGGGCCATGCGGAGACGCTGCGGCATAACCAGGAGATGGAGCGCATCGCGACACTGACGGCAGGTCGCGAAGCCGCGCGCGATGCCGAAGTGGCCCGGCATAACCGCGCCGTCGAAGACGATAAGACGGCCCCGATCGACATCACGCCGGATGTCCAGACGACGGCCGCCGGCCGCCCCTATGTCGACCTGAGCGGCTATACCGGCACCGCGCGGACCAAGGCGCACGCGGCCGCCAACGCCGCCGGCGTCGTGCCGGTCTCGAAGGAACAGGCCAACGCGCTGCAGGAGATCGACAACGCGCGGGCGAACCAACAGGCCATCAACGATCAGATCAAAGATCTGCTCCCGACCGGCCCCGGCGCCCGCGGCGCGGCGGCCGTCGCGGTGCCGCTCGAGCGATTGTTCCAGAGCAACGACCAGGTGGCGGCGTTCAACTCGTGGCGCACCGCCGCGATCCAGACGTTGCGTGCCACGGCCGGCAGTAAAGGGCTGCGGATTAACGAGGCGGAAATCGCGCAGGCGATTGAGAACGATATTCCGCGCCTGACCGATACCGTCGGCACGGCGCAGCAGAAGCTGAAGAACATCAACACCATGCTCGAGAACGCCGAGCGCTCGATTCTCGTGCGGGATCGCAGTGTGGTGACGCCGCCGCCCGGCGGCGCGGCGTCGAGTAGCAGCGTTGCGCCATCGTTGACGCCGGGACTCCAGCGCCTCACGGAGCGGAAGTAAATGGATCCACAGCCGCAGACCAGCCTCGGCGCCGACGATTATCAAGCCCTGTTGAGCATGTACACGTCGCCCGATGCGAGCGCACGCGCGCAGGCGGCGGCGCTGGGGAAGAAGATGACGCCCGACGAGCAGCAGGGCTTCTTCGACTTCCAGCAGCAGGCAAACCGCGGCAAGGACGCCACCGCGCAGCGCGTCGACAGCAACATCATCGGGGGCGCGAGCGGCGGCGGGATCGCGCCGGAAGACGTGCTGATGATCGGGCAGGGCGTGCGCAAGATCGCGGCGGGCGCGCTGACGTCGGGGATTCCTGGGGCCATCAAAGCCGCGGCGGCGGAAGCGTCGCCGGTCCTTAAATATGAAGTCGCGCGCCATACGATGACCGCGATCGGCATCCCGAATGTGATCGCCACGCCGATCGCGATGGTAATCGCCGGCTATCGCAAGGGCGCGCCGGCGGCGGAGCGTGTGTCCGGTCCCGTTGATCCGGCGGCGCCGCATCTCGACACGTCGGTGCCGGTGCGCCCGAGTGAACTGACGCAAGAACAGTTACGCGAACGCATGTTCTACGGCCAGGATGCCGGGCCGCGCGCGCCGGCGGCGGTGAAGCCGCCGCTGGGCGTCAGAGGCGTGCGCGACGTGCTGCCGCCCGACGTGGCGCCCGCTCCACCAGCCGCAGCGCCTCTCGACGTTCCAGCACGTCCAGCCGCGTCAGGTGCTCCAGCAGCTGCTCCACCATCGCCGCCGGGATCAGCAGGTCCGGCGCCGGCACCGACGGTGACGAACACGCTGCCGGATCAGAAGGCGCTGAACGAGGCGGCGCTGGCGGCACGACGCGCAGCGTATCAGGCCCGCGTCCAAGCCGCGGCCGAGGCCGACGCGCGCGCCGCGCAGACGCCCGCGCCGGCGCGGGTGAAGCTGACGGCGCCGGAATCGAGGGAGTATCTGCGACTGCGCCAGGCGGGGATGACGGACCCGCAAGCGATCGAGGCGCTGCAAGCGGCGCGCGACTTTCAGGCGCGCTTCGGGACGCCGACGCCGACCGTCGCCGAGACCAAGTTTCCGAAACGCTGACGCCGCCCGCGACGCCGAGCACCACGCCGATCAGGAACAGCCACATGATCACACCACTCCAGGGAGACGACTAGCATGGCGACCGGCACGATCATGCCGCTGCCCCGGTTCACGGGCTTCGACGCCAACGGCGACCCCGTCCCCGGCGGCCTGCTGTTCACGACCATCGCCGGCACGTCGACGCCGATCGCGACCTACACCGACGTCGCGCTGACGGTGCCGCACGCCAACCCGATCGTCCTCAACAGCGCGGGGCGGCCGGCCGCCGGCGGCAGCGAGCTCGGCGTCTACCTCACGCCGGGCACGTCGTACAAGTTCGTGCTGCAGACCGCGGACGGCGCGACCGTCTGGACGCAGGACCAGGTCGCCGCCGTCCCGACCTCGTCGCAGACCGTCGATGTCGTCGGCACGGCCGGCGAAGCGCTCGGCGCGAACGCCGCGGTGTATCTCTCGACCGGCGTGCGCGGGAAAACGGCGGGGCAGTGGTTTCTGACCGATGCCGACTTTCCCGACGCCTCCTCGGTCGCGACGCTGACCGGCGTCACGCTGGCCGCGATTCCGCAGGCCGCCTCGGGCACGATCCGCACGCAGGGCGCGGTGCCCTTTGCCGGCACGCCGTTCACGCCGGGCAGCGTCTACTACGCCAGCGCGACGCCGGGCGCGCTGACGACCGCGCTGCCGGTCAACGTGCGCAGCATCGGCCAGGCGCTCGACCTCACGACCTTGCTGCTCGGCGCCGGCGTGACGGCCGCGCTCGGCATCCCGGTCGACGTGCCCTACGCCGCCGGCGACTACACCACCTCGCCCGCCGGGACGTGGACCGTCCCGTCGGCCAACGTCGTCACCCATCGTTACGCGCTCCTCGGGAAAACCGCCGTCTATTTTTTTCACGTCACCTCGAGCACGGTGTCGGCCGGCGTGACGGTGCTGCGGATCAAGAATCCGATCCCCGGCGCCACGGGCGAGGGCTCGGGCACCTGCGTCTGTGGCGCAACGACCGAGATGGATGTCGCGTTGACCAACACCGGCGACAGCAACATCAATCTCGTGCGGCCGCCCGGGACGGCCTGGCCGACCAGCACCGGCGACCTGCGCGTGGCGATCGCGTTCCTGCTGCCCTGACGCGCGCGGTCACCGCGGCCGCGACGCGATCGCCGCGAGCTGCGCCCGGATGGCGTGCAGGTGATCCACCACCACGTAGACCACGATCAGCGCGCCTTCGTAGTAGTAGGCCGACGCGGGGGTCGTGTGCCCGCTGGCGAGGTCCCCGAGCCAGGTGAGGCCCGCGACCACGGTGAAGGCCGTGATCACGCGCATCGCGGACGCGTTCGTGAGTTGGTCAATCATCGCGGCTCATTTCACGAACCGCAGCGCGGCCGAGATGGCGGAGAAGATCGCCGTCATGGCGAGCATCGACGTCCAGACGGTCGTGTAGATCGTCTTCGTCAGATCGGCGCGCACGGCCTCGATGTCCGCCTTGAGCGCCAACACGTCACCCTTCGTCGCCGGCTGTTCCGGCTGCCAGACCGCCTGCGCGGCGGCGGTCGCGGCGGCTTCCGTCGCGCCGACCGATCGCAGGGCTTGATAGAGCTCGGTCACCATCGTGCTCATGCCGTCGTCCTCTTCTTGGCGCGCCGTGCCTTCACGGTTTTTGTGCGCGCCGCGAGTTTACGGATCCCATCGAGCGCGAGGGCGCTCGGGCGCCGCCGCCCCTGCTCCCAGTCTTCCACCGTTCGCCGCGAGCAGAGCCAGCGCCCGCCGAAGGTGGTCGTGTCTTCCTTGAGTGCCGCGCGTAGGGCGCGGATTTCCTCAGCGATCGTCATGCCTAATCACCTTACGGCATCGCCGTAGGTTGTGTCAAGGCGGCGTATCGGCGCGGGAAAGAAGGGGGTTGACAGCAATACGGCAGTGCCGTATACTTCTCAAGTCAGTAAGCGGCGCCGCCCGGTGCTACCAACACCGACCGGCGCCTAACCCGTAACCGAGTAGTAGTCGGCTCGCGGGCTCCCTTGAGTGTAATGGAGCCGCGCCGCCGCACCCAAAGGCAGGCTCACATGGCACGTTCCGCACGCACCGTCCGCAAGACCGCCGGCATCCCCGCCGGCGCCTGGTTCGCCTCGCAGTCCTTCCACTCGTCGATCGCCCTGGTTCCTGCGCCGGCCGCGCGCGTCGCCGCCCCGGCTCCGCGCGTCGCGGATCTGTTCGACGCCGAAACCTCGGCCGACACCCGGTTCTACGCCGGGCTGCTCGTCGAGGCGCTCGAGACGCGCGCCGCGCTCGAGGCCGAGGCGGAGGATGACGCGCTCATCGCCGCGCGCGACCTCGAGCGCGAGCTCGATTGGCGCGCTGACCGCGAGGGCGACGCCTGCGGGCGCGCCTGCGGCTTCTGCGGACGGTGCAGCTAATGCGCCCCGCCCCGCGCCTCACCCTGACCCCGACCGAGCTCGCCGCCGTCGTGCGGCGGCTCGGCCGCGGCCAGTCGCTCGCGACCTGTCTGCGCGTGATTGCCCTGCAGCGCGCCGTGTTCACCGAGGCCCGCGTCCCCGTGACGCGCCGCCTCCTTTCCCTGACCCAGGACCGCTAACCATGACCAGCACTCACGATGTCCCGACCCCGTTCGTTCCGTCGCACGACCTCCAGATCGCGCACGCCGCCGGCGCGTGTGACCACGGTTGCGGCCTCTGCGCCGAGGTGAGAGCGCTGACCACCGCGCTCGTGCGCCTCTACATCGCGCGCCGGCCGGACGTCGACGCGATCGAGGCGGTCGAGGACCGCCTGCGCGCACTCGGGCACGCCGACGCGATCGCCGATGCCGCGGGCGACGCGGACCAGGCGGTGAGCCGATGAATATCAACGACTGCTTTCCGTCGACGTTTCTCAAAGCGTACGACCTCAAGGGCAAGACGCCGACCGTCACGATCGACCGCGTCGAATTCCAGCAGGTCCGCAGCGGGCGCACCGGCACCACCGAGACGAAGCCGATCGTCTACTTCGCGGGCAAGGGCAAGGGCCTGCTGCTGAACAAGACCAACGCGCGCGCCATCCTCGCGATCGCCGGCACGGCGATTACCGAGGACTGGCGCGGCGTCGCGATCACGCTCTATGCGACCGTCGATACGTTCGGCAAAGAGCAACACGATGTCATTCGGATCAAGGCGCCGGTGGCCGCGGCGGCGCCGGCGCGCCGGCCGACGGTGGCGGGCCCGGCCATCCTCACTGACGAGCTCGAGATCGACCTCGCGGACGGGAGGGCCTACTAATGGCCGTCCAGGTCACGCAGGTCAACGGCCCGGACGGCCGGTTCTACAACGTCGACGGGGAGCTGTTCCCGTCGGTGACGCATATCCTCTCCGCTATTTCAAAACCCGCGCTCGTGCCCTGGGCGGCCAAGGTCGAGCGCGAGGCGTGCACTGAGGCCGCGGCGGCACTCTACGACGAGCTCGGCGCGGCAGGGCAGCGGTACCCGGCCTCGTGGTTCGCGGCCGCACTAGCGGCCAAGCTGGGCACCGTCAAGGCCCATCAGCGCACGCTCGCGCGCGCCGGCGACATCGGCACCGAGGCGCACCAGGCGATCGAGTGGCTGCTCCGCACGGCGCTCGGCGCCGAGGCGGGGCCCAAGCCGGTGATCAGCGCGCCGGCCAAGATCGCCGTCGAGGCGTTCAAAGCCTGGGCGGTGCGGGTGTCGCTCAAGCCGATCCTCATCGAGCGGATCGTCTACTCCAAGCAGCACCGCTACGCCGGCACGCTGGACCTGCTCGCGCGCGTCGACGGCGTCCTCTCAACGATCGATTTCAAGACGGGGAAGGCCGTGTACAACGAGTCGCATCTCCAGGCGGCCGCCTACGGCGCGGCGCTCGAGGAGATGGGCTATCGCGAGCCGTCGCAAGCGTTGATCGTGCGGCTCCCCAAGGTCGCCGGCGATCCGCCCGTCGAGGTCGTGCCCGTCCCGCCGCGCGCGGACCTGTTCCCGGTGTTCCTGGCGACGCGCCAACTGTGGGAATGGACCTGGGCGAACGACCAGGCGTTCAAGGCCAAGGCGCGCACACCGCGCGCGGCCAAGGCGGCGCCGCTGTCGTCGCTCCCGCGCCTCGCCCGCGTCGAGCCGATCGCGGGGGCGCGCTAGTGGCGGGCGTCCCCGAAGACCCGCTCCTCGAACGCTGTCACCTCCACGGGACTGCGCTGCACATCGACGCGGTTCGGGGGCTCGTCTGCGCCGACTGCGACGCCGAGCTCGACGCCTGGATGTGGGCGGTGCCAGGGCGCCTCTGGCGCGCGCTCATGCGCCTGTTCACCTAGCCTGCCCGACCGGGCCCGGCCGTCTCAGACGCCGGGCCCGCGCTGTTTTGTCTCGCGCCGCGGCCTGGCGCTACCGTAGACGCCTGACCCGCCTCCTACTCCTGCTCGTCGTGGCGACGCTCGCCGCCAACTGCGCGAACCTGCATCACGTCGACGCGGGCCTCGACTACGTGCGGGCCCTGGTGCGGACGATGGACTGCCGCGACGGCGCGCCGGCGCGGATTCTCGTCGACCCGCACTGCGTCGACGGGATCTGCGGCGTGACCTGCGCGCCGCGTCGGTGGGATCCCCAGCCGTGAGAGGGCGAGGGTTCGGCGGACTGACGGCGTGCTGGGACGTGCATCGCGACAATTCAGCCGTGGCACGAGTAGCGCGCGCCGTCGGTCCGTCGTTCAGGCCCCGGCGCAGGGGCCGCTCAGCGGCGCACGATGTCCGCGTAGCGCTCGACGAGCAACGCGATGAGGTCTGAGCGCGTCACCCCCAACCGCGCCGCGTTCCGGGCGCACGCGTCCAAATGTTCCTGCGTGAGCTTCACCGAGATCGGCATCCGTTGCTTGCCACGAAACAACGAGTGCGGGCCGGTGACACCGGTCGGATAGAACGTGCGCGTCGTTCGTCCGTCGATGGGCGGCAACACTCTCTTCGGCCGGCCACCCTTCGCGCCATTCGCGCGCGCCGCAGCCGCCTTCGCATCCGACGTGCTCTGTCCACCCTTACGCTGCGCCGTGTCATCCATAAGCTGAAGTCTCTTAGTTAGGTTTCTGTTGGGTTTCGATCCTGATTATCAGGAAACCCAAGCCCAGCGTAACCGTAGCGTAACCGGAGACCCCAAAATAGCATGGAAACGTGTGGATTAGGGTGGACTGGCGGTTAGTGAAAGAAACGCAAAATACGGCCTGTTTAGGGCCGTATTCATTGCGTTTGTTGGGGTTTGTGAGGTCGAGAAAAGTGGAGCGGGCTACGGGGATCGAACCCGTGTCCATCGGCCAGTTTTACTGAGGAAAATCGCTAGCTCGGATGCGATCCGTAACCGTGGCGTAACCCAAACTCACCGGCCCCTGCGGACCCGCGCCAAGCTGACCGCGTCGGTCCCGCGCAACCACGCATCGATGTCGCGCTTGTCGAACAGGAGCCGACCGCCGCGGCGCAGATGGGGGAGGCGCTGTTCGTTGATCAGGTAGTACAGGGACGAGGGCGAGGTGAGGCGCAGGTACTCCATCGCCTCGCGCGTGTTCAGGTACGGAGTCTCGATTTTGCCGGGTCCGTTGGTTTTCATCGGCGCGCCGCCTTGCGGCCCACGACCGCGAACCCCGCGCGCGCCGCCTTGCCCCGCGGCGCGACCGCCTCGACCGCGGCCCGCTTCTCCGCAGTGCTCACGTCCCGGTAGATGCCGAGCAGCACGTTGACGTTTTTCCAGCCGCCGATCTGCTGCACGACGGCGATGCCGTGCTCGCCGAGCCGGCGCAACATCCGCGTCGCGCCGGTGCGGCGCGTCGCCCAGTGCAGCGTCACGCCGTCGTGCTTGCGTCCGTAGACCACGCCCGCCCGCCGGCAGGCCGATCGCAGCGCCTTCGCGATCGCCGCGCTCCTGGCGCGCTCCGTCTTGGCGCGGCGCCGTGTCGGGAAATACCACTCGGGATCGTCGGGATCCACCGGGACGGCGTCGAGGGCCGCGCGCAAGCGACGCGAGACGGGCACGTCAATCGGCTGCCCGTTCTTCGGGTCGCGGATGTGCAACACGTCGCCGTGATCCTCGTCGCGGCGCAGGTCGAGGACATCGCCCGGCCGCACCAGCGCATCGAGGCCGACCAGGATGATCGCGCGATCGACGGACGTGAGCCGGCGGAAAATTTTCGCCTCCTCGTCGTCGGTCATCACGTGGCGCTTCGGGACGCGGACCTTCAGGTTCGGCAAGCCGCGAATCGGCGAGACGGGCAGGTGCTTTGGCACCGCCGCGTTGAGGATCTGCTTCAGCACGCCGACCTCGTTATTAACCGTGCGCGCGCTCGGCTTCGGGAACGTGTGCGGCTTGCCCTTCGGCCCGCCGAAATGTTTCACCGTGGTCGCCGTCGTCCGTCGCGTGTGGCGCCACGCCTCGACGACGTCGGTCGTGATGGCGTCGACCGACAGGTGGCCGAGGTCACGCACTAACCGATTCACGATCTCCCGCTCGCGGTCCGCGCCGCGGTGCGTCGCGAGCGCTTTCTCGTAGACGTCCTGCACGAACGTGGCGAGCGTCGGACACGCGATCTTCACGGGCGGCGCGGTGCCGGCCTGCAGCTGGCCGGCGCGCGTCGCCGCCGCGTGATACACCTTCTCGGCTTCGATGCGGCTCGCCTTCCGTTCGGCTGCGGTGACGCCGATCGGAATGCCGGTTGATCGTTTCCGCTGGCCCTTGGGCGCGAGCTCGACGTGCATCCACCACGTCGACGAATCCTTCCTGAAGTACACACTCATGCGCACACGTCCTTTCGCGATCGCGAGTAACTTGACTTACGTGGTGCCGCATGCGCCATGGCACATCTCCTCCAGGCCGCGACGACGCGCGGCCGCGCGAATTGTCGAGTCTGGTATCGGCCCTTGTAGTTTTGACAGCTTGAAACTGGCATAAAGAACAGCGTATCGTCTGGGTTTCATGCTGACGAGAGGAGCGTGGTTCATGGCTCCGGCGGCGTTCGATTCGGCCCTCGTCCCCACTCCCTCCGAGGTCGCGTTGCTGCGCGCCTGGCGCCGGCTCCCGTCAGCGGCTCGGGCCGCGTTACTGGCGCTTAACGTCGCGTTTTTGTCCGATCACGGTCTGGGCGTGCGCGCGTCCATTCCTGAAGCACCGACAGCAGAGCCTTCCGACCCTCTGGACGAAGCCCCCGAAACATCCTGAGCAGGGCATTCTCGTCGGGATCGCTCGGTAAACTCCCGAACAGCGTGGCGAGGGTATGGTTAAAAACGCCCGCCATGCGTTGCAACGTGGTGAGATCGGCGTCGAAATTGCCGTTCAGATAACGGCTGACCCATTCCTGGTTCCGGTCGATTTGCTCGGCAAATGAGACTTGCGTGGTCCCGGTAGAGCGCAGCCACTGCCGAATTTGTTGGCGGGCGATCTCGTCGATGGGCGTCGGCACGGAGGGCATCGCCTCCACGATAATCGGATCATCCATCGGTTTGCAGGGCACTATACCATAACGGTATAGGGTTGACAGCGGGTTGCTAATAAGAGTATATGCTCTTGTTAGCAATGGCTAAACGGCACCGACCCCGCCCGACGCCCCGCACGCCGCGCCGGCCGCGCTACACCACCCTCGCGGACTATTTCGCGCGCAGCGGCGATACCCAGGTGAAGCTGGCGCGCCGGTTTGACACCTCGCAAGCGCACATTTCGCGCATCACCAGCGGGCGCGCCGTCCCGCGTCCCGACCTCGCCATCCGTCTCGCGCAGTACTGCGACATCCCGGTGGGCTCGTTCGCGCTGGCGTACTGCGCGCGCCGGGGCCTCGGAGGGGCCGCGGCATGACGGACGATCCGTTCCGCGGCCCGTGGTTCGACCAGAAGACGGCGGCGGCGTACGTGCGCTGCCCGACCGTGCGCGCGTGGTACGAGTGGCGCAAGCGGCACGGCATCGTCGCGCTGCGGCGCGGCTTGGTGCTCAAAGCCGACATCGATCGCGCGCTGCGCGCGACACCCAAACGGCGCGTCATGGCCGAGGCCAGTCTCGCTAATCTGCACCACACGCGCGGTGTGCGGTGATCGTCGTCCTCGCCATCGCCGCGGCGGTCGCGGTGATCCTCGTCGGCGGCACCGCCTGGCTGATGGTGCAGGACGCGCGCGCCGACGACCGCGTGTCGACCGCCTGGCGCGATGAACACGCGCGGGACCGGCGGGACGATGCCTGATCCCGCGCGCTGCCCGTATTGCGGCGAGGACGTGCTTGTCGAGCGCGACACGCGGTTGGGCGTGTACGTCTGCCTCGTCTGTGCGCGCACCTGGACGGAGGGTGAGATGAACAGGAGGCTACAACCGTGACCGAGGCTCTTACGATGACCATGCCGGCCGCGGCGGCGGCGCCGCCCGTCACGCGCGAGCAACTCGAACTCGTGCGGCAGACGGTCGCGGTCGGCGCGACCGATGCCGAACTGCAACTTTATCTCTACGACTGCGCGCGGCGCGGCGTGCACCCGCTCGATCGCTTGATCCATTTCACCAAACGCGGCGGGCGCTACACGCCGATCACGAGTATCGACTTCCTGCGCGGGCGCGCGCACGACACGGGCGAGATGGCCGGCAGTGACGACCCCGTGTTCGACAAGGACGCCCGCACGGCGACGGCCACGGTGTATCGGTTGACGCACGGCACGCGCTACGCCTACAGCGCCACGGCGCGCTACGCCGAGTACGTTCCGGACCCGGGCCCGAACGGCCGCGGCGACGTCATGTGGAAACGGATGCCGCACGTCATGCTCGGCAAATGTGCCGAGGCGCTCGCACTCCGCAAAGCGTTTCCCCAACAGCTCGGCGGCCTCTACGTCAAGGAGGAGCTCGAGCAGGCGCGGCCGGACTTCACCACGACCGCGACGTCCATCGCGGACCAGTACGCGGTGCCGCCGGTATCGACGCTGCCCCCGGAGGCCGACCCCGACGCCGACGACGCGCGCGATCCCCGCACCGCGCACGACTACAGCGCCGCGCGCCTGGCGCGGCTGCCCGCCGGCGCGGTGCTGATTACCCAGGTGACCGCGGCGCCGACGAAAAACCCGAACGTGACGCGCTACACGCTGACCGTCGCCGGCGGCCCGAGCTGGCCCGCGAGCCAGGCGCGGATCACGACGATCAACGAACGGCTCGCGGACGCGGCCGAGCGGGCCTGGCATGCGGAGCAGGCCGTGGCGATCACGGTCACCAAGGGGAAGTTCGGCTACGAACTGGCGACGATCGAGGACGCGCGCGAACGCGCGAACGACCCGGCGGCGGCGGCCGACCCGGCGGTGTCGGATCAGGACGATGTCCCTTTTTAGGCCGGCCGTGCCTGCGTCATCGCTGGTCGTGGGCAACGCCGGGGATCATGCGGTGCCAGCGGTGCGGGTTCCTGTGGCGGGCGCAGCGATGAGAAGAATTCCAAGACCAAAGCCAGAAACCCTCTGGTGTCCGAATAGTCGGAAAGGTGCCTCGAACCGCTGGTCGTTTCCGCCAGCGGTCGAAAAGCTGCTCCGAGCGATCACCGCGGGGCAATCCGTGTTGCAGTTGTTCGGCGGGTTGTCCCGCTGGGGCGTGACCCTCGATATCGATCCGCGTACCCGGCCACAGGTGCGGGGCGATGCCTGGATGCCGCCGTTCACGCGAGATGCCTTCGACGTCGTTATCGTCGACCCACCCTACGCGGGCATCAATCAGCAAATGAAGCAGGCGCTGATCCGTGGCGCCGCCTACGTCGCGCGTGAGCGCGTCATCTGGTTTCACACCAATTGGGTCGCGCCGGACTCGGGCATGCGGCGGGAGCGGAGTTGGCTCGTCCGTGTCGGTGATAGCTGCGCCTGCCGCTGCGTGATCGAGTGGCGCGTGGTCGCCCAGGACAAGCCTGTCCCGATCCTGCATTTCACCCGAGGTCCGGCACTGAAGTACAGCCGCTGGCTCGTCGGCAATGTCGGATTGCCATTCGGCGGCACCGAATTACCAAGCGAGGTGGGCCATAAGTCTCGACCGGCGGGCGCAGCGGTGACGCATGGATAGCGCGTCCGACGTGCCCCGTGCCTTCGAGGACTGCAACGACGATGACGGCGTGCGGCGCGGCGTGGCGCGGTGTAAGGCGTGTCGGTGGATCGCGATCATGCGCGGCGACACCGACGCGGAAATTGCGGAGTTTTTGCGGCGCCAGTACGTGGACCATCTGCGGACCATGCACCGGCACTGACGAAGGAGGGCACCGTGTGACCAAACGCAAAACGTCGCTCGACAAAGCCATCGACCGTATTGACCAGGCGATCGCGCAGCACCAGGCCCAGATCAAAGCACTCGAACTCGCGCGGCAGCACCTCGTCGCGCAACAGCACGTGGACGTGAATCATGCGAATGACGGGCCTGTGGTGGTGGATCGATCGCTGGCGCACCAGCGCGGCGTTTCGTGAAATGACCCTCGAAGAGCAGGGCGCCTATCGCAACTTGCTCGACGAGGCGAGTCTCAACGGCGGCGTGCTGTCGCGGGACGAGCGCGTCCTCGCGAAGGCGTGCGGCGACGCGACCCGGTGGCCCGAGGTGCGGC